CTACGTGAGCAGCTCTCTTAGATGTTGACCAGTCATTACTTGCTTTGAATGCAATAGTACCACTCATCGGTGGGTTTGAAGTGCCTGCGCCTACAGTTCCACCAGCAATTAACTGACCTAGAACATCGCCGTCTTGAGGTGCTGCTCCGGCATTAAAATCAGACTGAGAAACATCCGCGATACTAGCAGCACGAGTTTTTACAAACTCAACTGAGGGTCCATTGAGATTATTTCCTGCTTTAACTAAAGATATACCTAAACCAAGTTGCACTGCAGCAGCATCAGTATTTGATGAGACTTCTGAGAAGTTACATATACCTCCGGTTTCATAATATTGTGTTAGTTCTGATCCAACATTGCCAGCAATATTTCCTCTTGATGGAATTACGACTGATGTGTTATGAAATGGATCAACAGTAATAAGATTTGTTTGTATTCCTACAACTTCACGTTTTACTGATCCCAACGTGCTCTGCTTACCAATCATTGCTAATGAAAGTTTTCTGGCAGAACTTCCAAGAGAACTGTTAGTATATCTAAATTCACATTGATCCTCTCCAGTGGCATTGATCTCGCCAAAATTTAGTACAGAGTCACCGGTCGTTGAATTTGACCAAATATTTACGGTAGTGGTATTAAGACCAACGGTTCTAAAGTAGAACTTGTCATCATCAACAACAAATCTATGATTGTTTGCTATGGAAACTAAAAATGAGTTACTATTCCATCTTAAACTATCGGCAGAGTTTACAACACTCACTAGATCTCTAATCATTAACCGATCATTGGTCCCATCTAGTTCTTCTATCTGGGTTCCATCTATTACTAGGGGTCTAAAGTCAGCCATTACTACAAGAGTTTTCTTTTATTTATTATTGTTCTTTGAATGTAACTGTTGCCTCAACAGTTCCAGAAGCACCATCTAGTCTCCTAGCGGTAAAGAACGTCGCTTCTAAGTTATTATTATCTGGTGTAATCACATTACGATCTTGTCCAAATATTGGACTCATATCAACAGATTTAGTTTCATTTTCTCCAACAAAAACAGTATCTCTCAGAGTCGCAGGTCTCAAAGTCTGTTCATTTTGAATATCAAAAAAAGCAGATGAAAGTCTTGATACACTTTGGAAATTAGTAGGTGGCAATTCATTAGGATCAGCATTGCCATTTGCAGTTGTCACTTCCATATGATGACCAAGAACAAACAGTCTTGGAGAAACTGTTTTTGTCATATCACCAATCTTTTCTTTAATAGAAATATTATTGATCGCTGCATTATCCTTCAATTTCATTACGAGATATAGTGGGTATGGGATATAGTTATATAATTTTTGTTTTGCTGATATATCTCGACCTTCAACTTTAACAGGTCGAATGAATATAGTAAAAGTTGGTTGACTTATTCCTAGACTTGCATCAACTCTGATGAATTGGAAATTGGTAGGAATTCCACCAATAATTTTTACAAACGATTGCACATTTCCAATATATCTAGAGGATGAGACTTGGACAATCCCATTAACATCCTCATATGCAACCTGTCCTCTATCAAAGTCCACTCCAGCTGGGAAGTTTCCTTGCACAAGTAAATAAAATTCATTATTTGAGTTTTGTGATAAGTTTATTCCAGACTCTGGGAAATTAGTAGCCATAGTTGTTCCATTCAACTCGGCCACATTATTTGTACCAATTGGATCAAGAACGGTGAATGTAAGTTTTGAGCAAAAACCACCGCCTGGATTTGACACGGATGGAATTCTAAAATCTAATCCCATTCTCACAGGTTGAAAAGTCGGAGCATAAGATTCTCCAACTTCAGCTGCGTTTTGATTATAAGAAGCATAAGTGTGTGTATGTTCTCCAAATAGAATCTTATTATTTGGTAGAGTTGTTTGGTTCACTAGACCATCATAATTGAATCCAGTCAATGTTGATGGAATAGAAGTTTGTGGATCAGCGTCTGTTAAACCAATAATAAAATCTGAAAAATGATTGAGGTCTTGTGCATTAGGATTTAGGAACTGAACTTCTATTGTAGAACCAGTTAGTGGATAATCTGCAGCAGCGATGCCATCATAATTACTAAGTCTTACTGGTTCTGGATAAGTTGTTCCAATACCAACAGTGGTTGTGATGCCGGTAGTGGCATGTACAGCAGTAACATCACTACCTGCGAGGCCTCTGGCATTCGTGAAATTTGGGTATCCATCTAATCCTGGACCGTAACCCTGAATAGTTGCAGTTTCAAATGTACCACTTGATCCTATCTCAGTGGTTTCATCAATATCGGTGATGTAAGCATTGTAAATTGTTGGTGCAATAACTTTTGCTCCAACATCAGTTAATTTAAAGGCAGATGTATTAATTGCTGTTACAGTGTTTGCAGCATCAAATTGCATTTGAAAGTTTCTATCAGCATCAAATACTGTACTTGCAACTCCTGGAGTATAAACGTGACCAAAACCCGGACATGCTGTACAGGTTTTGACTTGAACTTTTGCTAAAGAATCACTAGAAATATGAGCAAGTGTTGGTATAATAAGTTTTTTATTTGCAATTTCAGTACCAGTACTATTAAGAATTACATTTTTCGGTGTAATTCCAATCAGAGTTCTATCTCCACTACCGATAATGCTTTTTTGACTTGAAGAAACTGAGAAAATTGATGAAGTTCCCTCATCACCACCATCAATATAATAAGATGCACCATACTTATAAAGGAATTGCGGTTGTCTCAGGTTTTCAGTGTCAAACACATCCAAAGAATATCTAAGTCTGAAATAAGAATCTTGCAGACAAGGAGTACCAAGGGAGTTTTCTAAAACTAATGTGTGAACTGTAATCCATCTTGCTCCTCCATTTCCCTGAGGAACATAAACATAAAATCTAGCACCAATAGCACCATACCAGCCAAATTCTATCTTGTACATCGTAACATTGTCTGGTTGAATGTTCCAACCAGAGGGACCATTACCATTTAGAGGATCACCATTGAATTTATCTCTGGGTATCTTAATAGTCCAATACTTTCTATCATCAAAAGGATTTCCATCACTAAGTTCGTTTTGATCAGTGATACTCAGACCATTCCTTACGAGAACATCTGTCTCAAGTGGTATTGTACTGCGTCTGATGATTGATATTTGTCCAGCATCAATTTGGAATACATATTGATCTGTTGGATTTGAGATTCCCCACTCTAATGTTACACCAGTCCTTGGTTCAATGGATGATCTTAAACCAAAAGTAAATCCACTGATACGACCAGGTTGGTATCTAAATACTCTTCTCGACTGAAGGAAAGAATATCTTTTTTGATCGGATCTATAACCTGGTCTCGTATTATCTTGACCGTAAGCAGTGCCTAAGAGAGCATTTAGTTTTATAAAAGTAAATGCCTTTTGATCTGTAGGATCAATCAATTGAGACTGTACAATGTCTCTCCATGTGTCAGTCCAAACATCAACATTATAATACCCTGCTTGAAATCCTTGTTTATATTCTACATCCGTTCCTACAACAGAAACCAAATTAGGATCCAAGAATCTATCTTTCCAATCAGCAGGATAACCTGCCGATGCACCATCACCGCTGTCAAAATAAGTAAATAATGTATTTCCAAGTATTATAAAATCTTTATATCTCTGGAATAATTCTTCACTATAAAGTCCTATTCTTGCAAATTTTGGACCAAATGGATATGAGAATGGAGTTGGAAATGCCTCTAATCTGATTCCGGACTCTTCAACCTCTTCTTGTAACCGAGCATTATATCTGTTGCCATAAGTTTTATTTGCTCTTTGATCCCAAGCACCAAAGTTATTACCGCCATTAAAAACAAAAAATTCAAAACTATCTTTTTCTAATCCATATGTTGAAACATTAGAGAACAAACTTAACTGGGTCTCTGCCCTATTAATACCAAGTAAAGTTGTACTAACCTCACTAGTTTCTCTAAATGACTCTTCAATTTTCCAAGATTGATTTGCAGTTTTTATGGGAGTCGAGATCCTTGTGAATTGTACCGGTAAGGTTGTAGTAAATCCAACTCTCGTTTCATTATTAATGGTTATAAAATTTTTCCTAACCGAACTCACCATGCTACCCTCAGGTATTCCAGCACCTGAGATAAAGTCACCAACTACTACACCAACAACTGTTGATATACCAACGCTTTTTGTAAAGAAGATATTGGTTCCATCACCAGGAGTCCCTTCAAACTTAATAATTTCGTGGACACCAGGAGTAAATGTAGCAAATCCAACAGGAGAAAGTGTTGCAACTGAAGATCCAGCACTGACTGTTCCACCAATAGTATGAACTCCAACCTGAAATGGAACAGGGACACGAGATATTTTATCATAGACACCATAAGTTGCTGTCTTTATTCCTACGATATCTGCTTGTGTCCTCCTAAATGTTGAAGTTGCACCTGTAGGAAAGACCACAGATGTAGATCTTTTTGCTGTGGCATCTTGAAGAAAGAATGTATCAACCTCTGTAATTAGAGGAGTACCAAATTCATCAGTCAGTAATTCACCGTTAGCAATATTAAATAAATTTTGTTCGTTAGCTTCTATCCTCGTGACTGGACGCTTGTCGTGTCCAAACTTGATATCCTTTCCACCATTCGCCATTGATCACTGCTCCTCCCAGGTCAAACTTGCTGATATTTCTGCTGCAGGATCTGCAGTATTGAAGAACTTCTGAGAAGATCCGCAAATGTATAAACTATCAACAACATTTGTAAGTGGGAAGGAAAGATATTCTTTATTATAGTCAAAGTATGATTGGAGATTAAACTCTTCTCCCGATGCTGGAACATATACACTTGCAACTATTGTGCCGGTGTTTGGTATAGGTGCTTTAATCTGGGGACTAATCTTCACGGAAGACAAGGCATCCAATGTGGATTCTGTGGGTAGTGTAGCAGATACTGCCACTCCATCTGCATCAATATTTGCTTCAACAAGGAATGGTTTTGTCGTATTTAATGTAATTGTATCAGCAGTCGCGTCTAGAGCGTAGAAATAATACCCAGGAGTTCCTGTTACTGCTGCTCTTCTCTCAAGATAACCTAAGATAGCTATAATTCTACCAGATGCATCTGAATCAAAGACACCTCTAAAGTATCCATATACACCAGTTCCTTCTGCAAGGTAAGTATTGTTAGATACTGAAAGTAACGTTGGTTTACCTCTCTTACCAATATTGACACTAGCAGAAAGTGAAAGCGTTCCAGTAGTAGTTGATGCTGTCTGGAAGATAGGAGATTTAATCAGGTCAAGTTTAATTACACCTGTTGATCCAGTTGCAAGACGAGTTGGATAAACCTGAGTTCTGTTTCTTACATTCTTACCAGTGCTGCTCTGAATGAAATCTCTACACTTGATACCAACCAAAGCAGTTGAACGCATTGGAAGAATTTGCAGAGTTGAAAGTGATTTATTCACAAGAGGTGTGTTTAAATGTAATTGTCTGTTTGAAATATCAACATAAGAAACTTCAACACCCTGATCAAGAGGTTCACTAGTAATCACTTTAGAACCAACCCAATATGAAGTCATCGTAACACCAGAACCCACAGTTATGAATGGATCCGTTGCATTATCAGCGTTAGTAAGATTAATATCAGTTGTTCCTGATCCTACCTGGAAAGATCTCTTTGATCCATTTACTGTTTCATTGGCTGCATTTCCATGACTGAACAGTTTGACGGTTCCTCTGTCACCACCATCAATGTAATATGAAGCACCATATTTTACAATGTGCTCTGAAGAAGATCCATATGAATCTGATGTAGAAAGTCTCTTGCCATTATCATAACCAAATCTATTCTCATTACCTCCACCATACACCAGATATGTGATAGGAAGGGTCGCATTGCCCAGTGAGGAGACCTTCAACTGGTTTGATGCCCTCAGGTGATGAACTCTAACCCAACGTGCCTCTCCGTTGCTCACAGGCACATACGCAAGGAACAGAGCACCAACAGCACCATACCATGAGAACTCAATCTTGTACATGGTAACCTTGTCAAATTCAAGGTTCCAGATACTGGTATCATCTAAAAATTCTAGAGTATTTGCATCCTGTACTCTAGAACCTGCTCTCTTGTCTGCAACAGCATCACTGTAAAGAAGTTCATCAGTTGCACCGTCTAAACGGTCACCACTAAATCTAGACCTAGGAACACGATACTCATAAACATTTAAATATTCTAATGCAACGTTTGTATTGACCCACTTATCATAGTAGGCATTAACTGCATCAATTTGTGTTTTCAAGGTTGAAGCGGAACCAGCTCCAAATCTAGTATCAATATAACCTTCTTTATCTCCATCAGCAGTTTCATATTGGAGTGGGAACACGCCACCCGGTTTAACAGAGGCATAATTGTTCAAACCAGTAGCAACATCAGTCGCATTAATTGGTTGAATGAATGGAACTGGTGTTACTAATCTATGATTACCTGTTCCACCAGTTTGATTTGTCAATCCAGTTACATCAGCACCTGCTACAGTCTTAAGTTGAACTGTAGTAATACCTGTAGTGGTGTTGTGTATGATTGACTTAATCTGATAGATCGCAGTGTCAGTAAATCCACCAATGACTGATTGATCCTCATCCTTTTCATAGGAAACGTACTGATCTTCTGCAAGTGCAATGACAGTACCACTTGTCTGACCAGCCTGATAGAATGTAGGAACTGTAGAGACACCAACATTGACAGTGAATTGATTAGTAGCGCCAACTGAAACGATAGTAAACCTATTATTTCTACCTGACTTCGGATAAATTTCTGGTGTACCAGGATTAATGTAGCATGTCATTGCAATGCCACTTAATGTAATAAATTTACCTGCGTAGTAACCATGCTCACCATGAGTGGTGATTGTCATCAAACCACTATCATGATTATAAACAGCGTTAGAAATTGACGTGCTAAATCCAGTGCTGTAGATTGTTTTATTATCGGTAATAGTTACAATACCAACCGTTGACTTGGGTTGCAGCAATGATGGATCATACATTGCAGCGTGAGTCATCAAAAGATTATCTCTATAGATGACTAAATCGCCAAGTTTCTTAGGACTAAAACCAGTATATGGTGTAGTTGTTTCAGCAAAACCTACGTTCTCTGATGCTCTTCTTTCTGTAGGATCATATGGATTTGTTATACCATAGTCCTCAGTTTGTCCAGAAACAAACGTGAGTGGATTGTCAAATGCTAAAGATTGTGTTCTTCTTACGACAGAAAAGTTATCTCCTGATCCATCATTTCTTGTTTCCCAATAGTATCCATCATAGTTGTCAAAGATACCATACTTACGGATGGCAGGATTCTCGATTGTAGATCCGTTATCATCAATCAGCGTTGTCTTAACACCAAATGTAGCGGAAGATACACGACCAGGTTGGTATCTAAAGAATCTCTTTGATGTGAGGATAGCAGTTTCGTCTGCAGGTGCCTCAATCAATGCTCCAGATTCTTCAGGAATATGAGTTAATCCATGTCCCTGAGTTTTTCCGATTCCAGTATATGCTCCGCCTGTTCCCTTGGTTACAAATTGTTCTGGAGTTGAAGTCCACTCAGATGGGTTTACATCATAGGTGTTAACATCAGCAAAGATACCAAGAGCAACTTCTGATCTCGGAATACCAAGCAGAGACAGAGCAACCTCTGACTGTACTTTATTCTGTTCCTCAACAGGAATTGCAGCTTGGTCGCTAGCAATAACAACCGGAATTGATTTCTCAGCCTTCTGTTGACCAGGAGGGACCGGAGCAGTTCTACCTACTACGACGACTGCTGAGTTATTATTTACGTTAGTGTTGTCTGGCATGGATTAAATGACTCCGACTCTTCCTTTGGCGATTACGAATCTATCCCTTATAGATATATATCCACCCACGGCATTGGACACTGAGGTGGTGGTGATTCCAGCGAGATTACTGTCAACCAATCTCAACCTCAATTGCTTAACTGTGCTAGAAACATCATTCGTTTCTTCGATAACCATTAACTGACTGCTTACAGTAGGTGTCGCCTGGTGATTTACAAGTTTTACAACCTGATCAACAGCGAATGCCTGGAAGTGTGCGGGTGTTTCTAGAGTAACAAGATAATTTGTTACGCCTGCACCAATGAACGCAGCTCCGGTCTTGTACCAGGCACCTGTAGAAATACCAGCAAATGTTGATATTGCTACTGGTTTCTGTAAATATTCCTCAGCAACAATTTGATAACCCATAAACTGATCTTTGCGCGTAGAGAATCCTACCGTCTTAGAAGCAGTTAAATCAATCTTGAGGAAACCATTGGTTCTGTCATTTCCTTCAGGATCACTATCAACAGTTCCATTTGTATCAAACTGTTCAAACGCAGTTCCTAATGCTTCATTAGTAGTTCCAGCTCCAATAATGGTTCCGATACCTGCCGAGATGATTGTGACACCAGCATTAGATGCGATGTTATATGGTTCACCATCACGGATATAAAGGAATGTAGGTCCGTCAAAGTTGACAGTAGGATCAATCGAAACATTGACAGAATCAAAGTGACTATCAAAGATATCTGGTGATGGGATATGCTCATCAGATGGTCCAAGAATGATGTTATCCTTGGTGCTGATCTTTCCGCTAGCAAAGACTTTAATTCCAGTTCCACAATTTCTAATAATATTTCCACCTGTTGCTGTAACTTCAGTTGCGGAAACATCTACTGCTGCAGGATAATTCTCAAAGAGTGAATCATGAATTCTAAGAACCGTAGATTCTTGTGCATCGACTGGAGCGTAAGGATATCTATCAGTCTGAGCACCATCAACAATGGAAGAACCATCCATTGACAATCTGTTTGAATCTCTAATCCAAAGTCCATTTTCTGGACTATTTCGGATTTCAACATTCTTAATGTCTGTAGAAGTAACAGAAGGTAAGTAGACTAGGAATGAATCGCTAGATGCAACTGTTTCTCCATATCTAAGGTTGTTTCCACTGTTACCATCGATGGTAAGATCTGAGATTGTGATATCTCTACCTGCCGTAGTTCCAATACCAACCAGGTTGCCATCGCCATCATTTGCAAAGAATTGACGCTTGACTATGGTATTTCTACCATTACCTCTAATTGTAAATCCTGTAGGAATAACAAGTTTATTAGTAAGGTATGTTCCACTAGGAAGATTTAAGTAGTTACCACCACTCTCAATCGTATCCTCAATCGCAAGAGAGATTGGTCCAGTATTTTCATGCACGACTTTCACCATGCTTGTTGTTCCAAATCCAACCTGACTGTCATTGAAACGAATCAAAGACTCGGACAATACGATGCTACTAGTTCCAACTGCAATAATTTCTCCAGTTCCGAATCCTCTTCTATGACCGGTGGTTCCAATGTTGGGGAAGTGAATCTGATCTTCATCAAACTCATTATCTGTTCCGTTAAAAGACCAGTCAACCTGATCATAATTTCCATAATCTTTATAGTTAATATTACCGGTCTCATTTCCAAGTTCTTTTGGTCCTAGAATTCCAATTAACTTAGAATTAAGAATATTTGCTGGATCAGTACCACTGGTGCTGAACTGTCTATAGACAAGCAATCCATGATTCGTATCTGTTCTAGAGAGATTCAGAGTAACATGATCAATATCATTGAAATTCTTAAGCAGAACCATGTCATCTACGGTTGTGCTGGTAATCTGACTTGAAATACCAACTCTACCATCATTGAAGTTATACTGTGCAATCCAATAGTATGCTTTTGATGATGCGCTTGTGATACCTGTCTTAGTCGCAGTCATTGAGTTCCAGTCTGGATCAGTAATCAATGCAGAAGTAGCATGAGGTGTTGCACCAAAGACCTTACAGGTTTCACCAACAAAGAACCTTGCAGTTCCAATACCAGTAATCTGAATTGCTCCATTTGATCCAAGTTTAGTATCAAGTTGGGAGGAAGTTAAAGTAGTTCCAGATCCAACGGCGAGTGCTTTAGCATCAGAAGTGGATATTACCGTACCAATTCCAGTGTGTACAGTACCATCATTACTAATACCATAACTTCTCAGAGCGAAGGAATCGATCTCATGAATGTCAACCAGTTCATAACCTGTACCCTTATCATTGACTTTCAGAATTCTATTTCTACCGAAAGTAACTTCCTCACTTATATTGTTTGGAAGATCAGTTAACTTGAAGTTTTCGTAGACATCAGCACGAACTGTTCCACTGACATCTAATTCATGTGCTGGAGTTGCAGTCTTAATACCAACAAACTGACTTGCTTGATTGACGATCAGAGATGGACTTGCATCAGGACCAACCTGGAAGAATGGATCGGCAATTGATGTTCCTTTCAGGATCAACTTGATTGCATCAATGCCATCAACTGAAGTCGATGTAATCTTATTGATGAAGTTAACCGGACCTCTGAATTCTGATGGCAGGTTTTGATTTGGTCCACCACCAACACGCAGAGTGTTTCTTACATAAAGATCATCAAATACATTTGATACGTCAGATCCAATCTCTCCTAAGAAGTTCTCTCTTGATACGATTCTACCATCCCATGTGAAGAACTCACCACGGTCATTCATACCAGAGAAGAACGTGACTCCACCTTTCTGTTCTTTGGAGATTGCAAGGAACTCTTCTTCCTCACTGATAACTCTGACTTGTTTCTGTGGAAGTGCGGTTGAATAGTTACCAGGACCATAACCAATATACTCAAAGGTGTGACCGGAAGCACGGATGCTGGAGAATCTACGAACCTCAGAAGGAATAACCTTAATTGATTTAATGATAGTGCCTGCTGCATGTCCTGCAGACTTAGATCCAAGTACACCTCTGATGACATCAATATCAACTCCGTTCGCTTTGATCTCTTCAATTCTTAAAATTTCATCATTGATCTGAATGAAGTCGCCAATCTTGAAACCTGTATTGTTTGAGATCGTAATCAAAACTGTGTTGACAGCAATATTATTGGTCAACGTCTCCACCATATTTTTATCCATCATGGATATTAATCTGCCGGAGATCTTCTCTGTTGATAATGAAGTATCCTCACCAAATGCTCCGATGGCATGTTTCATGACCATTCCAACGGAGACTTGTCCAGTGCTCACAGCGAATGGAGTTTTGATTTCAAACTTGTCAGCGGCAACAATCTTCTGAACAATGAAAGAGTTACCAGAATATACAGTTCTTGCTGTACCAGTAATTTGAGAAATTTTAATTCTATTACCAACAGATAGTCCATGTGCAGAAGCAGTATGAACTGTTGCTATACCAGAGAAACCAGTAGTAGAGAATCCAGTGGCATTGATTGCTCCACCTGCACCAGTATTCATGAGAACCCGGTCACCAGTTGTAATTACCATTGGTTGTGAACCACCAGCAACAAATTGTCCAGGATTGCTTCCCTTATTAGTAGTAGCATCTACTGCTAATTCTGCTCCACCAACAAATTCACAAACTATTTCATTTGGTGTGAGTGCATCCTTAACACGAAGTAGACCATTATATGTGCTGCTATTTCTATCAGCAGTTGTTCCAACTCCAACGACTTCAACAGTCTTGACTTCGTTATCATCATCAACTTCAACTCTTACCTTCGCATCACCTCCACCAGCGCCACTCAGAGTGATGATCTGGTTATTAACATATGCACAACCACCACTTGTAACTTCTACTGCAGTTACTTCTTGAGAAGAATTACATGTAACTTCTAATGTGCATCCCTCTCCATTACCTGAATCTGCAGTGGTTGTAACATTGTACAGTGTAGTAGTACCACTACCAATACCATATCCACTACCAGCTGCCTGAATGGCAGCGATTCCCTTAACAGGATTAAACTTGTGATTCTGTCCAAGGAAGAACGTAGATAATCCCGTTACGGTTGAATTTGCACCTGTAATTGCAATACCGATTCTGTTATCTAACAAATAGTTAAGTGTACTTTCTTTAGTAAGACTATTCTCTCCATCATTGACAAGAGTTTTTCCTATCAGAGCATTGGATGCTGCAGATACAGTCTGTTCTGGATCAAGATTCAGATTATCTTTATCAACAACTGGGTACAGATAGTATGGACTTTGCTTGAACTTCTGAGAACTAAACTCGTTCACAGTTGGTGAAACATTTCCAGTCAGAACTGTCAGATAATAGATACCATCCTGTTGCTGTGCAATGTATTCCTGAACTTGTTCTACACCTTGAACAATATATGTTGTATCATATTCATTTCTTTCAAATACAGGAAGATCATCTATGGTCGCATCAGAATTACCTGAATCCCTACAGGTGTGGGTTCTATCAACATATGCTCCCATTCCAACCGACTTGGGATTTGTGAATCTAAAAGATCTAACGCCAAGGATGTCAGTGACAGTGAAATATCCATTTAATCCCTGATTGTCTGCGGCAGTTAAGTTGATATCGCTAACTACATTCTTAAGTCTGACTACATCATTGACAGATAATCTGTGCTCTTCCTCTGTGGTTACAGTTGCAACGAAACCAGAGGTGGTAATTCCAGAGATAACACGAGGATTACGACGTGATCTGATATCAGTAATCGTAGCTGCATCATTTACAGTCTTACTTTCCTGAATAACAAAATTCTTTTCTGGTGCTTTTGCATTAACAAATTCTTTTGGAATTACATATCTGAATCTATAAAGTCTTTCATTCAGGTCACGAGTTTCAGATTTTCTCTTAACAAAAGTTGAAGAATTATTTGCTGCAATTGCAGTTCCAAATCCTAAAAATCCACCATGAATTGTATCAAGACTATCAGTAAATGTAGGATCAGTGATGACAAACCAACCATTTGTAGAATCATATTGCAGTGGATGTCCAGGTTCTCCAGGAATCTTATCCGTTACTGTACTGCATATCCTAAGGTTACCGCCAAGAGAATTTTTAATATCAACAATGTCTGGAGTTGAGGCGATAGCACCGTTAAATGTTTTCGACAGTTTAATGGTTGATGCACCAGTTCCATTAACAAAATACTGTCTACCATATTCAATTCCATCAGGAAGAACACCATCATCACTATAAACTCTTACTGATTCTCCATCGATAAAATTATGAGGTTCAGTTAATGTAATAGTATCAGTCGATGCAGCAATGCTATCAACTCTAACTTCTTTCTTAGATGATACTAATTCTCCACCTGCCTTCGGTTGCATAACAATTTTAGAGGAGAAGGTTTTTGGAACACCATCAAGAGTTACATCCAGATATAAAAGTTCTCCTTCCTTTGCACCAACTCTAAATCCGTTTGTAATATTCGTTGGTGGGTTGTTCTCATCAGATTCATCAAGAATATACAATGCACCGGAAGTTGATATACCAGTTCCAGATCTCTTGGCATTTAATACCTTCCATGCAACATTAAATTCATCTTGTTGTAAATCTTTTGGTGGAATGATATGAGTGATATATCCAGTATCATCACGATCAAATGATTCTTTTCTAAATCCATTCGCTGTTAAAGATTTTGCACCAAAGTTAGAGTTTG